TAGGACAGAGATAGAGAAGTGTTTGTATGATTATATCGACAAGGGTAATGCCTTCGTCACCTCACACTTTGAAGCACGCTACAAGGAAGCCTCTGACGGGACAATCATCCCAGACTATGTAGGCCCGAGGGCTGGACGTATAAGTCCCTTAGACATTGTATTCAACCCCTTAGCAGCTACTTTCGATGATAGCTTTAAGGTGGTTAGAAGTATCAAGACCATAGGGGAGCTTAAGAAGCTAGCTGCACAAGACCCTGATCAACGCTTCTGGGAAGATGCTATTGAGCGTAGAGAGGCCATACAGAGCGTAGCTGGTGGCTACAGCATAGAGGACTTTGATAAGGCTGTACAATACCAAGCTGATGGCTTTGGTAATATGTATGAATATTACATGTCTGACTATGTGGAGATACTGGAGTTCTTTGGGGACTACCACGACTCTGCTACAGGCACACTACAGACAGACCGTATCATCACTGTCGTAGACAGATCTTATACAGTGAGGAATGAGGCTACACCAACATGGTTCACAGGAGCCAATATACGTCACGTAGGCTGGAGATTCAGGCCAGACAACCTATGGGCTATGGGGCCACTAGACAACCTTGTAGGGCTTCAATATCGCTTAGATCATCTAGAGAACCTAAAGGCTGATGCTATGGACTTAACAGTTCACCCACCATTGAAGGTGATTGGTGAAGTGGAAGAGTTTGTATGGGGGCCAGGTGTAGAGATAGCTATTGATGAGAATGGTGACGTACAGGAGTTAGGTAAGAACCTCAATGGTATTATGGCAGCAGCTAGTGAGATGGCAGCCATAGAAGACCGTATGGAGCTATATGCAGGTGCTCCAAGAGAAGCAGCTGGCATACGTACTCCCGGAGAGAAAACCCTTGGAGAAGTGATGCAGCTAGCTACAGCAGCTGGTCGTATCTTCCAGACTAAGGTGACTAACTTCGAAGTCAATCTCCTTGAGCCTTTGCTTAATGATATGCTAGAGTCTGCTAGACGTAACCTAGACATCACTGACATCATTCGTATCACTGATAGTGAACTAGGCATTCAGGACTTCCTGAGCGTCACTAGAGAGGACATTACAGCTAATGGTGTAGTTAGGCCTATTGGCGCTAGACACTTCGCTAAGCAGTCTCAGGACTTGCAGAACGTCATGACTGTATTCAACTCTCCTCTTGGTCAGATGATTATGCCTCACACTTCTGCTAAGGCTCTTACAGACTTCGTAGAGGATATTACAGGACTCTCTGGCTATAACATCTTCACCCCTAACGTTGCTGTATTTGAGCAGCAGGAAACTGCATCTCTAGTTAGCAGGGCAGGAGAAGAAGCATTAGTAAGGGACACTGCTCCTACAATGGGTGAGTGATGAAGACAACTTGGACTAAAGGTGTAGATAGTCAATTGGAGGCAGACATTAAGTCTGCTTTCAAGTCTGCTACAGTGGTGAGGGCTAGACTTACTGAGATATGCTCAGAGAAGATAGAGTCTGCTCTCACTACAAACAAGACACAGTATGACAATCCCAACTGGTGCTACCAACAAGCTGACATCATTGGCTATAGGAGAGCACTAGAAGAAATAGTAAGTCTTCTAGAAAAATAATTACCGGAAAAACTCAATATTTCTAGTATATAGTAGTATACTAAGAATATACAGCATATACATTATTATTTATATTAATAACATAACATAAAGGTTCTATATGGCAGACCAGCCTCAAACAGCATTTGGTAATAATCAACCGCAGGAAACCCCTGCACAACAACCTTCTCAAGAATCAGCTTTTACTAACCAGTTAAGTATGATTAAGAATGAGAATGGAGAGCAGAAATATAACGATGTCCCTAAAGCACTTGATGCATTAGCTCACTCTCAGCAGTTCATTCCTCAATTGAAGGATGAAGTTGCCTCTAAGGAGGCTGAAATAGCAGCGTTGAGAGAAGAGTTAAGTAAGAGAGCAGCAGTGGAAGACGTTGTAGATAAGCTCACTGCACAGCAGGCCCAACCTGAGTCTACCCCTCAAGTTAGTGGACTGAACGAGCAGGACGTACTAAACCTCGTTCAAAACTTCTCAGCACAGCAGTCAGCGCAGACGCAGGCTATGGGCAATGAGAAGCAAGTTAGTGATGCACTATTCAGCCAGTTTGGAGACAAAACACAAGAGGTGGTCTCTGCTAAAGCTACTGAACTAGGCATGACTGTCGATGCTCTTAAGAGCTTGTCACAGGCAAGTCCTCAAGCAGCACTTCAACTCTTCAATCAAGCTGGTGGTTCACCTGCTCCTAAGATGACTTCAGGTAGCGTGAACATTCCAACTGGCTTTCAGAAAGAAGAGGGCTTAGCCCCTCCAGAGAAATCTCTCTTACGAGGAGCCTCCACAAAAGATCAGATAGACTACTTGCACAAGATTCGTGACAAGGTTTATCAAAAACACAACGTAGAAATTTGAGGAATTAGAAATGCAGTTAACAACTAATACTACAGCGTTCATCGAACAGGAGATCTATTCAGACTTCATCCTGATGAACCTACATGATGGTTTGCTAGGTGAGCAATACTACCGTAACGTAGCAGACTTTGGTTCTGGTGATACAATTAACATCCCTACCATTGGTTCTGTAACAATTCAAGAAGGTACTGAGAACGAAGCCTTCACATACAACCCAATCGACACTGGTCGTATAACTCTTACTATCACTGATTATGTTGGTGATGCATGGTTCGTTACTGATGACATGCGTGAAGATGGTTATAACGTAGATGCTCTTATGGCAGCTCGTTCAGCTGAATCTACTCGTGCTCTACAAGAGAACTTTGAGACTCGCTTCTTAGCTACAGCTAACGCAGCACAGACTAATGCTAACGCTAACACCATTAATGGCTTTGCTCACCGTATCGGTTCAGCTGAGACTAACGACATCTTCTCTACAGCACACTTAGTATCTATGCGTTTAGCTTTCGACAAGGCTAACGTACCAGTGCAAGGTCGTGTATTCATTGCTGACCCAGTAGTTGAAGCAACTCTTAACAACCTAATTACAATTACCAATGATGTAACACCTTTCGCAGAGTCTATCTTGCGTGGTGGCATGGCTTCTGGTATGCGTTTCGTAGGGAATCTATACGGCTTCGACATCATCTTGTCTAACCGTCTACCTACTGGTAACTTCAGTGATGGTACTAACGCTGTTACAGGTGCTGTAGCTAACATCTGTATGTGTGTACTAGATGATCAGACTAAGCCTATTATGGGTGCATGGAGACGTCAGCCACGAGTTGAAGGTGAGCGTAATAAAGACCTACGCCGAGATGAGTTTGTTGTAAGCTCTCGTTTTGGTTTAGGTGCTCAGCGTGTTGACACGTTAGGCGTAATCATTACATCAGCTACAGCGATTGCATAAGGAGAAGAACAATGGGTTTTGAATCAAATACAGGCCTAGGCGTAAACAACCACTACGGTGAACGTCAAGTGGGTGGCTTTAAGGGCGGTGAAGCTCCTTCAGCTGGTGCAGAGAAAGAGATTAGTGTCAACTTTGATGGCAGTTCTACTGGTGTTAAAGTTGAAGTTCCAGCTGGCGCTATTGTGACAGAGATTGTAGATTTCTTCACAGGCTCCATCTCAGCAGCTACAGTAGGTGCACAAGACATCTCAGCTGCTAACGGTGCAGTGGCTAATTATGTAACAGTTACTACAGCAGCTGACTTGACTGTCACTGGCCCAACAGCTGGTACAGCAGTGGTTAAATACTTATACGTAGTGTAAGCTATGTGAGTCTTTAGGGGAGGAGGAGAGTAATCTTCTCTCCCTTTTTTATTGTCCGGAGGAAATGAATGGCCAATATACAACATAGAGAGATACCAGAGGCACAACTACATGAACCTAAAGGTGCTTCCACTTCAGTAGTAGGACAAGTCCTAACATCGGCAGGGGGTTCCTCTGGCTGGGCAGCTCCAGTAGATCAAGTAGCTTCTATGGCTGTCGAGAGACTTCTTGATGCATCGAGCACAGCATCTACACAACTCCCATCTGCCCTAGACAGTCCACTACAACTTGAGTTTGGAGCAGCCCAGTCTAACGACTATGTATCTGTCTCTGCTAGTGGAGCCTTGACAATAAACACTGCTGGCCTCTATCGGTTAAAGGTTAACGCAGAGATAGGCAGGACTGGTGGGTCAGGCACCTCACACATCTTTCTCAGAGCCCTCGTAAATGGGACTCAAGCTGGGCGGTCGGTCTTCTACCTTTTGTCAAACGCAAATGATAACAAGAGCTTCACAGATGAGGCTTGGCTAAACCTTCCAGCTGGCACAGTGATCACTTATGAGATTATGCGAGATAGTGCTGGTCATGATTCAGGGGGCTTATACGCAGCCTCTGCTACTACCCTTGCTTGGAACGATGCACCTACAGCAGCACTCCGAGTAGAGAGGTTTGTGTAATGTTTTTCTAGGGGGAATGGGATGAAGCGTACGCTTTTAGACATGGTGGGGGAGATTTTGAGTGACCTCGATTCTGATGAAGTGGAGTCTATTGATGACACTGTTGAATCAGAGCAAGTGGTACTAATACTCAAATCAACCTACTATGCAATGATGAGTAATAGGGACTGGCCTCACTTAAGACGAGCCATCCAGATAAGTAGTTTAGGAGACACAACTAAGCCCACACACATGAAGATACAAGATGGTGTGAAGGAGTTGTGCTTCCTCAAGTATAATAAAGAGAAGATGGGAGCTTCTAAGAAGGACTATGGCAGTGTTGAGTATCTACAACCAGACCACTTCTTACATAAGACTAACCAAGAAGATAGTAGTAGTGTAGATGTACAGACAGTTGTAGACACTGGTGGTATAGAGGTGTTAGTCCGCAGTGACAGAGCACCAACCTACTACACCAGCTTTGATGATGAGTATGTATTGTTTGACAGCTTTGACAAAGGAGTGGACGCTACACTACAAGAGTCTAAGATACAGGCCATGGCTTATGTCATGCCAGAGTGGTCATCAGCAGACGACTTCATACCAGACCTTCCAGAGAATGCCTTTACAGCATTAGTGGAAGAGGCTAAGTCTAAGGCTGCTCTACGTATTGGCCAGAAGGCTGATGAGAAGGCAGAACAAGAAGCTGGTAGACAGAACAGATGGCTAGCAAGAAAAGCTAGACGAATTAATGGTGGTATTCAATACCCAGACTACGGACGTACAGGAAGAAGATAATGGCAGAGTATTTAGGTTATGATATTGTTAATGCAGATGGTAACAACTGTAGACTAAAACGTATTAAGTCTATTGGTAAGGGGTCCATCCCAATGGTATTGACAGGTCTGTACACTACAGAGTCAGATGCTATGAAAGCCATTGACAACCAGAAGTCAAGTGAGAAGGTGATTAGGAATGCCAAGAAGCAATCAAACGGGTGAGTTTAACACGTTTGTAGGGGGCCTTATAACAGAGGCCAGCCCTCTTACGTTTCCAGAGAATGCCTCCATTGATGAGGCCAACTTCATTCTTAACAGAGATGGCAGTAGAGAGAGACGCCCTGGCTTTGACTATGAGGCAGGGCTAGTCCCCTTCCCCATTTCGTATGTAAAGTCTCCTATAGGGGATGTGGTTGTAAGCGTCTTTGAGTGGAACAACGTAGGAGGTGTAGCAGGAAAAACCTTCATTGCTTGTCAAGTGCATGATAAGGTATATTTGATAGACAGAACAGATGAGGCTCTAAAGGCAAGTTCTGGTGTAAAGGACAGCCTGCCACTAGACACCACTAGCGTAGTGCCTCGAAAGGCCTCCTTCTCCTCTATTGATGGCAAGCTTATTGTAGCTTATGGTAATAGTACGATTAAGGTGGTAAGTTATGACAGTGACTTAGACACTTTCTCTACAGAAGACAAGATGTTAAAGATAAGAGACTTGTTTGGTGTGGCAGACCCTTTCACCTTTGATGAAGGTGGCCCTAGTGAGGAAGTGAGAGACCTTCTCTCTCCTGAGTACATCAACTACAGGCCAGACACTACAGACGACCTCCCTAACCACATGTACAACTTACGCAACCAAGGTTGGGCTGCTCCTAGACTTAGGTGGGACGATTTCGGTGTCCCCTCAAGAAAGACAGACCCAATTGAGGAATTTAGGACAGAGGTTATGTCGGGCTTGCCAGATGCCGACAGGGGCTTGCCCTCTAACGCAGACTCAGTAGCCTCCTACCTCTACCCGAACACTAGCTTAGATCATGCGGTGACAGACAAGACTTCTGAGAGGTTTGATAACTACTCGGCTGGGAACCAAGAGCCTCCAAAAGCAAGAGCAGCTTTTGGGCATTATATTATTGACCTCCTGGACAGAGGGCAGTCTAGGCAAGTTGAGTATGGCAGAGGATGTAACCCAGATACTGGACTATATACCAACGCTAATCCAAGGATGACTCCTACATCCGTTGAGTTTGAGACCCCAACAGTAGCCTTGCCTACAGACAGGACAGGGGGTGGTATCAACGTAGCGGCTGAGTTTGCAGGAAGGGTTTGGTATGGTGGCTTCTCTAGTGAGGTGGTGGATGGAGACAACCAGTCTCCCAACCTAGCTTCCTACCTATTCTACAGCCAACAAGTGCAACATGACTCTCAGATAGGACACTGCTACCAAGAGGGAGACCCTACCAGCGCAGAGGCTCCAGACATACTAGACACTGATGGTGGATTCATACGCCTCTCAGGAGCTTACAACATACAAGCCATGGTAAATGTAGGCTCTGGTCTCTTAGTGTTTGCAGAGAACGGTATTTGGCTTGTTGGCGGTAGTGACAATGGTACGTTCAATGCTAACAACCAAAGTGTGTCTAAAGTAACAGAGCATGGGACAATATCAGTAGCCTCTATTGTCCTTGTTGACGGTACACTTATGTATTGGTCAGAGGATGCAATATATCATTTAAAGACTAACCAAACGGGAGGCTATGTTGCTGAAGAGGTTAGCGTAAACATACGAACCCTCTACCAGAGCATATCTGACAGAGCCAAGGCATTATGCCAAGGCATCTATGATCCGTCCTCTAAGAAAGTTAGGTGGGTGTATAACAACATAGATAATGGAGAGCGTACTACAGAGCTAGTATTTGATATTGTCTTAGGAGCCTTCTACCCAGCTATTATAGAGAACAATTTAGGTGTCTCTAAAATACCTACAGCTCCTGTACAAGTAAGTCCATATAGCTTAACAGTGGTGGGGCTTAATGTACTAGCAGGGACTGATAACGTAGTGGCTGGAACAGATGAGGTTGTGACAGATGCAGAGCTACTGTCAGGTGGTTACAGGTCTACTTCCTACCTAACTCTCGTTAATAGTGAAGACGTAGACAACACATCTATAACATTCTCTAACTATAACAATGTAAGCTTTAAGGACTGGGGGACAGAAGATGCTCCTGCTCACATGCTTACAGGCTACATAGGAACTGGAGATAATGCTAGGTATAAGCAAGTGCCTTACATCTACTTCCACCTACTACGGACAGAGGATGGCTTTACAGACAATGGAGATGACTTCATAGTCAATAATGAATCTTCCTGTAGAGTGCAGGCTCAGTGGGACTGGACTAACTCTCCTTCATACGGTAAGTGGGGAAAAGAGTTTCAAGCTTATAGGTATAAGAGACGCTATACCCCAGAGGACGAGACTGATACTTATGACTATGGTACTTCTACTATTGTCACTAAGAATAAGTTAAGAGGGAGAGGACGTGTAGTTAGTCTTCTTATTAACTCTGAGCCGGAAAAGGACATGAAACTTTTGGGTTGGAGCATGAATATAAGTAGTAATACTAATGCCTAGACAAACCTTCTTACACACCTCTGACTACCACATTGAGTGGGAGATAATAGGGAATGAATGTCATGTTCATTGCACTGTAGAGGTGTGGAGTAAGTCTGTGTTAAGGCAAATGTATGTAGAGTTTGTCAAGTTAAAAGAACATGTAAAGGGGATGGGCTATAGGCACATGTATAGCAATTCCCCCAACCCAAGGTTTTGTAGACTCTTCGGAGCTAAGTCCCTTGGAGTAATTAAAGAAGGTTATGAGGTGATGGTATGGGAGACAGTACAGATTTAGGGAAGGCAGGACTTGCTGCCATCTCTCTAGGTTCTATTAATGTGGCAGATGAAACATTCTTTGCTGGTGGTAGACGACAAGCTAGATCAGAAGAGAGGGCTGTTGGTAGAGAGAAGGAGGCACGAAGAGTAAGTGCTGCTCAACAAGAGAATGAGAGACAAGCTGCTATTAGACAGCAAGTAAGACAAGAGAGAATTAGACGTGCTCAGGTAGTGAGTGCTGCTGAAGCTGCTGGTGTTAGTGGCAGTAGTGTAGAAGCCTCCACCATTGGTAGTGGTCAAACCTTGGCAGCTGCGGGGCAAGCCTTTGCTAGTGGTGCTACGTTGTCTGCTAATACACAGACAAGCCTCTTACAAGGAGCAGCAGACTTTAGGGCTGAAGGTGCAGGGGCCATGGCACAACAGCAGATGTTTAAGTCAGCTTTTGACTTAGGTGTAAAGGCCGTTACGGCAGGTGCAGGCTAGGAGTTAATATGACAGATTTAGCTAAGTTTGGGAGTGTTGAGGGGGATGATTTAAGCTCCTTCTCGGCCCCTCCTGTAGAGAAGTCAGTGGTTTCTGAGGCTTCAGACAATACAGTGGCTGCCCAAGGTGCGTTGATGGCAGGTACAGAGAAGGAGTTGTTAGCCACTTTCTCCTCTCTCTCAAACCTCCCTGCGCAAGAAAGACAAGCAGGTATGGACAGTATTACAGATAGAGTGCATCAGGATAGTGTCCGAATGAGCCAGAACCTAGCTGCTCAAATGACTCTTAACCCAGACCTATCTACAAAAGAAGTAGAGGGGTTAGTGAGAGGCATGGCTAGTCTTCAGACAGAGAAGCCAAACTCAATGGACTTAATGTCTAAGGAGTTGGGTGTTAAGCCTGATGGGGATGAAGACCCTGTTTCTGAAGACATTCGGATAGATGCAGTAGCTATTAGTGATGAGATTAATGCTACCCTCCGTGAGAGGCAAGCCTTATTAAACGGCAACCTTCTCTCTACAAGCACTGGTGGGCTACACGCATTGGCAGACTTTGCAGAGATAGTAATTCCTTTCTCTGAGAGCTTCATCACTGAAGAGACTGTTAGGAAGATGCGTGGGGGCAGCGTAGGGGCTGCTGTAGAGGCCTTCTCTCTTCTTGGAAATGCTAAGGTAGGACTAAGAGATTACAGAGCTAACCTGGGGCATGCAGAACAGAGGGAGTTTGACAGAAAGCTGGCTGAAGTGGTGAATGCTTCTGAAGGTATCGTGTTTACAAATGACAATGACCTAGCTCAGAAAGACTTGTTTATGTCCATTGTAGATGGCAACTACTATGGCCCCATTGACCAAGGTATTGATAACATCATTGGCATCTTGGACTTAGTGGGTTTTGGTGGTGCACTGAGGGGCACTAAGCTGGCTGCTAAGGCATCCACCCTCTCTAAGGTGGGAGTAAGGAAGCTTAGAGCTAAAGTGCAGCCCTCCTCCCCTTCTAAGGTTGCTGCGGAAGTAAACCCAGACGAGGCACGTAAGTTACAGGCAATGGCTGAAGCAGATGAGTCAGGAGAGGTTGCCAAAACTACCCATGGGACTACACGAGAGGAAGTTGTTGTAGACGCAGAAGCACCTCAAGTACGGACAGAGGACGGTAGCGTAGAGAGTAAGCCACATGACTTAGCTCGTTATGTAGAAGATTTTATACACAGTGGGCGTATAGACTTAAGTCCTGATGAGGTGCTAAGTGCTCAACGTAAGGGTGTAGAGCGAGTACAAAGAATTAATGGCCTGACCAACCGTACCAATATGGCTCAGTATAAGAGTCCTCAGTTAAATGAAGATGGGACAGCTGTCTACCAGAATGTGTATGGCCCAGCTGATAGCTCCTATAAAACTCCACAGCAAGGTATTGACAATACATTGTTTGCCCTTAGAGATTACGGGGTAGAGGAAGCAGACCTAACTGTCCTACGTAAGGTGGGGGATGAGTACCTACCAGTAACTGTAGAGGAAGTAGAGGCTCGTAATGCTATAAGGGCAGGCCTAGTTAAGAAGAAGAAGAAGCTCCCTGAAGAGTTCAAGAAAGCTAACATGAGAGATGATTACTTAGTACAAGTTAACTTCGAGCATGACTTTGACCCAATGGATGTTGAGTGGGACAGGCTACAGGTGAAGAGAAACTTCTTCGACCGTATTCCCTTCTTCAACCAAGCTAAGAAAGGTAAGTCATCTGTACAGAGACATCTCTTAGACATACACTCAATGCTAGACCCTCGCATCACTCTTGGTGCTAACGTAGCAGTGGAGAGAGCCTCTTCCATTGAGACAGCTCTCATTAAGAATGCAGAAGCATTCGTAGCTCCTTTTAACAAGCTTGACAGTGAACGTCAAGTGGCTCTCATGGAAGTGATTAAGAATGATAACTTCTCTGGCACTAAAACTCCTTATAAGACATTAAAAGCGAAGGGGTATAGTGAGGAAGAGATGGGGTTGTTAGACAAGTGGAAGGACTCTTGGGATCAGCTATACCACCTAGAGAACCTAGACTTAGTTAAGTCCCTTAAGGCAGGGGGCTATCAACGTTTTGTAGATAAGTCTAACAATACAGAGTTAGTGGCTCGTAGTGTAGGAAAGGTCAATACAAAGGGAGTTGGAACTGTATATGACTCAGCTCTAGGCAAGACTGTACGGATGTCTCAGAAAGAAGTAGAGGACTTGTACGAGTCTGGTGGTACATTAGCTATACTACGTAGTGCAGAGAAGGTGGATGGAAAGGACTTTGATCATGTCCTAGTACGTAATAAGCAGAACCAATCTATGCTTCAAGACTTGCAGGAAACTGACCGAGTGTTGAACTACAGAGAAGGCTACTACACAGTACGCTATAAAGATCCTCACATTATTATTAAGAAGGTGAAGGATAGTGAAGGGAATGTTATCCGGACACAGGCAGTTAAAACAGCAGCTACAAAGAAAGAGGCTGAACTTGCTACAGTGAATATGAACCGAGGTAATAACGACCTTACAGTTGAGTATGGTTTTAGAGACAATAAGGACAGAACAGTAGGTCAGATGGAAGATGATCAGTGGGAGATAAACAGCTCTATTGGGAGAACCTCTCAGAGGCTCCGTGGTGAACGTCTAGGATCTACTGATACAAACATACAAGGGAATGGCTTAGGGGCCGTAGAGGGGCCAGCAGATGCCTTGCTGAACTCAGTACGCTCCATCTCTAGACGAACAGCCATGAGAGATTACATAGAACGTTATAAGCAACGCTTTATGGATGAGTATAGTGAGTTGGTTAAAACTGATGTAACGACAGGGAGACAGGTGTTCCCCAGTAAGGCTGAAGACTTTAAGGCTGAAGAGGCTAGCAGTAGTAAGAGACTAGCAGATGCCCGTACCAACCTTGAATATATTAACTACCTAGAGAATGGTTACAGAAATGGACTGGATGATAGTTGGAAGGCAATGCTTAATGGGATGGCTGACATTATTGGTGGTAAGACAGCTCATGGTGAAAGAGCTATACGTGCTATAGTTGATGAAGTGCAGAGCCCTACAACCTGGTTTAAGGCAAGGGCATTTGATGCTTACTTAGCCCTCAACCCACTACGTCAGTTTGTTGTACAGGGACACCAAGCCTCTCTACTAGCAGCCAACTTCACCAAGTATGTTGTAAGTCAAAAGCTTGCTAGAGATACAGCAGCGATACACATGGCAATGATCACTGGAGACAAACTTAAAGATGTCAAAGGTGTTGAGAAGTTCATGGGGATGTCTGCTGACGAAGCTCTGGCCTTAGCTGAAGAGTATCGGAAGACAGGGTTTGACGCTTCTATTGACAGGAACAATCTAGTTGAAGCTGGACTGGATCATCTCGTAGATACTGAGAACTTTAGCAGGATAAAGAAGGTGCATAAGGCTGTTGTTGGAACTAACCGTAAGATTGGTTTTGACGCAGGAGAGCGTATTAATATTATGTCTTCTTGGTTAGCTCATAGGAACAGAGCCCTAGAGGGAGGTAAGGACTTAGCTAGTAAGCGTGTAAGAGATGAGGTTATGGCGAAGGCTCGTAACTACACCTTCAACATGAATGCTGCTGGTGACATGCCTTATAATAAGAATGCCCTAGCTCTTCTGTTCCAGTTTATGCAAGTTCCGCACAAGGCTATGTTACAAGTAACTAACAGGGCTTTGTCTCGTACAGAGAGGGCTAAGTTAGCTGCTTACAATGCTGTAGTGCTGCCAATGCCAGTGGGCATAGGCTACTCTATCATCTCTAGCTTGGAGATAGAAGACGAGCAGACTAGAGACTTTATAGCTAATGGACTAGAGGGCTTCCTCTTCAACGAGTTAGCACAGTCTATGTTTGAGGATGACACAAGAGTGGACTTCTCAAGCTTAGCAGCTGTAGACCCTAATGCCCCTCTAGACCTAATACATGGCCTCTTAACTACAGACGTGGGGGAGATATTAAGTAATGCCCCAGCCCTAAGTCTTTGGTCAGGTTACAACCCTCGTGCCACCAATATCATCACTGAGACGTATAAGTTTGTGACAGAGCCTGAGAGTGAAGATGAGATGACTAGCATGGAGTTGATGAAAACCTTTGCTTCTTTCTCTTCTGGTTATATGAACCTAAGTAAGAGCTTTAGAGAGCTATTCGTGCAAGAGTATGATAGACGTTACAACTCTTCAGCAGGAATTACTGACATGGCTATCACCACTCCTGAGATGTTGGCTAAGTCTTTGGGCTTTGGTAGTCTACAGGAAGCGTACTCAAGAGAGACTAAACAACACATCTATAAGGCTTCCAAAGAGGCTCGGGATGATGTTAAGCAGCTCTACTTGGCACAGAAGCAAGCTGGTGCTAGAAAGGGAGTTAATGTGGATCAGGATGAGTTCCAGCAGCACATGCTTAGGGGATTTTGGGCAGCCACTAGCTTTACTACAGGTCAGCAAGAGGAGTATATGAAACTTCTTATGAGGGATGTTAGTCAGGGTGATGATGGTGTTCTAGGCCTTATACAGAGAAATTTAAACTACACTCGAACTGAGGATATTATGGAAGCTGCACATGGTGCTGGTGTCTTTGATGAGGTTGGAGAAGTGATAAAATATATACAATCAATAGAACAAGTGGGAGATGAGTAATGACATTTGAGGCCAGTAGGTTTGGAGCTGAAGAAAGACAGCTTAGTGATGTGGAAAGTGTCCAAGCTCCTGTACAAGACAACTCTAAGGCTATGGAGATCTCAGCTTTTGCACAAGGGGTTAGCAGTGCAACACAAGCAGGGGCCAGCATAGCTAGGATGGGACAGGTTACACAGCAGTCAGCTCAAGAGGCTGCTGTCCTCGGGCAAGAGAAAGACTTTGAGAGAGAGCTACTAAAGGCGAAGAGCTTGGCTGACAAGCATGGCTCACAGTCTATAGCTTTCAACACGTTCTTGACTAACACTTTTGCTAACTCTTCACTAGACTTTAATAGTAAGACTAAGATGATGAAGGGATTTCAAGCTACAGTGTTAGGCAAGACTTTTACTGAGCTTAGTCCAGAGGAGAAGGCCTTTAAGAAAGTGAGGGAGGATGCTGTCATCAGTGGTTTTGTGCTAGAGACAGATACCCCGGAGGAGATAGAGGAAGGACTAGACGAGTATAGGCAGTTTGTCACTCAGGCTAGATTAGACGCAGAGGCTTCAGCTGCCATCTCAAGGAAGAGGGCTCAAGTAGGGCTTACAACGGATGAAAGGAATTTGGCTGATAAGGAGATGGCTGATAAGAACTACACTGCCATAGCTAACTTAGCAGCCAACCACCGAACCCCCACTAAGAATAAGGTGAGACAAATAGTTGCAGCTTACACTTCTGGGCACATTGACAGGAAGGCAGCAGAGGCTCAACTACAAGCAGCGAAAGGGGAAGTGGGAGCAATTGTGTCTCAACTCTCTCGTAACGTCCCTCCTGCACAAGTTGAATCTCTAGCTAAGCCCCTGTTAGGGTTATACGATGTAGCTCTTGCTAACCTAGACAGCACTACCTTGCTAAGAGAGGTGGAGAACGGCAACAAGCTGATGATTGCTACAACTCAACGTAACCAACTAACTGCTGACCCAGAGTTAGTAGAGTTGGCCTCTATCTCTAGTCTCTCTGGGAATAACAACCCAGCAATTGCTGCTAAGATGAGTCAGAAGTCCTTACAATTCTTAAAGCAAAACAGTGATACAAAGGGGGATAAGGTAGTAGATGTTACAGAAGTTAGCGAGGACATGGACACATACCTAGGTAGCCTTACTGATGGGATAGACAACCTTACACGTTTAGATTTTGGTGGTCAGCCATTAGCAGACTTGCAAGAGCTTACTACTAATGTTGACAATACGTTGAAAGGAGCTAACCACTACATTAATGCTGAAGACAAACCAAGCCAGAATCAAAAGATATTGGAGTGGTTAGCTCAGCCTCGTGTGGGTACTTTTGTCAAGGACAACCTCAACAGCCTAACCCCTACAGCAAGGTTAAGCTTGACAGACACCCTTATCAATAATGCTACTAACTATGTCTACCCAAAGGTGCAGGAGCTTGTAGACTCAGAGCTTAAGTCTGAAGGGCAGCGGTTTGGTGTAAGTGAAGACGATATAGAGATGGACAGTAGTGGGGGGCAAGTGGTATTTAGAGCTAAGACTTCTGACAATTGGGCTCGTAGTGTAGCTGCTAAGATGAACAGGGAAGTGGGTGGTGCACTGACCACCTATTTTAATGCTATGGGGAATGTGTCTGGAGATGGATTCTCCACTACATTTGAAAGAGAGAGAGCCAATCTTTGGCCTAGTAAGTATGGTGAAGCAGTTGTTGATGGAGTGGAGGACTCCCAACAGTACCAAGAGGGGAAGGAGTATGTCGACGAAAATGGTGACGTATGGCTTTACAATGGCACTGATTTTGAAGCTAGGGGGAGCAGTGATGGAGGTTGAGAAATGTAGACCTGTAGGTAAGCTCACTCTTGTAGAAGCTAGAGCAGAGGAAGTGAGGCGTAAGCCTGTAGGCAAACTCACTTTAAAAGAGGCAGCTCCTGTGGGGGCTCTTGCCCCTGCTGTTGCAGAAGAGCAGATAGTGGGGCAAGAGGTTATAGACCACCTTAAACTTAGAGAGGGAGTGGAGAGTAAGTCTTATAACGACACCCCTGGTAAGTTGACTGGTGGTGTAGGGCATTTACTATCCAGAGAAGAACAGGCTCTCTACCCAGAAGGCACTCACATCCCACAGGAGGTTGTTGATGGTTGGCTTAAGGCTGACTCTACTAAGGCCTATAAAGCCGCTCAGAAGCAAGCACAGGAGCTAGGGGAGAGCAATGAAGAACTAATAACGGCCCTCACCTCTGTCAACTTCCAACTAGGAACCAATTGGAACAAGATTCACAAGAACACTTGGAAGCTTATGAAGAAAGGGAAGTATGAGGAGGCCGCACAAGAAGCTGCTGACAGTAAGTGGAATGAGCAAACTCCAGTGAGAGTGGAAGACTTCCAACAAGCACTCCAGAGCCAAGCAG